GCGGGTATGAATATCGCAGAACTTATCCGAAAAATACAAAACTTGATCCGCACTGGCGTTGTTATTGATGTCAGTGCGGAAAAAGGCTGTCGAGTTAAAACGGGCGACAATGAAACCGACTGGCGCCCGTGGCTGACTGCACGTGCTGGTAACTCGCGCTCATGGTGGGCGCCCAATGTTGGCGAACAAGTGTTATTGCTATCAATCGGTGGCGATTTAACTACCTCGTTTGTGTTGCCGGCGATATTTAGTGATGATTTTTCAGAGCCGTCAACCTCATTAACCGCGCATCGTCATGAGTATAAAGACGGGGCAGTAATTGAATATGAGCCGGCAACAGGGGCGCTAATAGTCACGGGAATTAAAACCGCCGTGATTGAAGCCAGCGAGTCGGTCAAAGTCACGTCACCTGACATTACGTGTGTCGCGACAAGCAAAATCACCTTAGATACCCCTACCGTTATTTGTACCAACAACTTAACCACGGGATCACTGACGGTGCAAAAAGGCGGCACTATGACCGGTGATATTACCCATGTTGGTGGGAAAATGTCCTCTAATGGCGTGGTGGTTTCATCCCATACCCACGGTGGTGTGCGTACCGGTGATGATAATACGGGGCAACCACAATGAACTATCTCGGCATGAATGCACAAACCGGTGAACGTATTACCGATATTGAGCACGTTCGCCAGTCTATTAAAGATATTTTTAATACCCCCATTGGTAGCCGATTGATGCGCCGTGAATATGGTAGTTTGCTTGCCGATTTAATTGATGGCCCAGTTAACGCCAAGATGCGATTGCAATTAATGTCAGCGTGTTACACCGCAGTTTATCGTTGGGAGCCACGTATTGTGATGACGGCCATTGATATTCATAGCCAACAGGAACAGGTGATTGTCGATATCACCGGCTATTACGCCCATAACCAACAACCGATTAATTTCTCTCTACCGGTGACATAACATGCCAACGATTAATTTAAGCCAATTAACACCGCCCGATGTGATTGAGTCGTTAGATGCAGAACAATTATTACGCGAACGCAAAACGGCATTGATTGCCGCAATGCCCGTCCATTTGCGTGATGCGGTGGCTAATACGTTATCGTTAGAGTCGGAACCGCTGACCAAGTTGTTAGAAGAAAACGTCTATCGTGAGTTGTTATTGCGCCAGCGTATCAATGAGTCTGCCCGCGCGGTGATGGTGGCGTATGCAAAAGGGGCGGATTTAGATCAGTTAGCGGCGAATTATAATTTATCGCGTTTAGTGTTACGCCCTGCCAATAACAACACTATTCCGCCTACACCGGCGATTTTAGAGTCTGACGATGATTTGCGTTTACGCATTCCCGCCGCGTTTGAGGGGCTAAGTGTTGCGGGGCCGGTGGGCAGTTATGAATTTCATGCCCGTAGTGCCGATGGTCGGGTATCCGATGTGTCCGCGATCAGCCCATCGCCGGCAAATGTCACTATCTCGGTGTTATCTCGTGAGGGTGACGGCACCGCATCGGAAGAATTACTGCGCATTGTTGAGCACGCGTTAAACGATGAAGATGTGCGACCAGTTGCTGATCGCATCAAAGTGCAATCCGCCCAAATTATCCCTTATCAAATTGATGCCACGTTGTTTTTATTTCCGGGGCCTGAGTCGGAGCCGATACGCAAAGAAGCAAATCAACGTTTGACGCAATACATCACAGAGCAACACCGCTTAGGGCGTGATATTCGCCTGTCAGCGATTTATGCCGCGTTGCATGTGGAAGGCGTGCAACGTGTGGAATTAAAACAACCCACTAAAGATGTGGTGCTGGATAAAACGCAAGCCTCCTATTGCACCCAAAGCACCTTAACCATTGGTGGTTCGGATGAATAGCTTGTTACCGTCAGGCAGTAGCCCATTAGAAAAGGCCGCTGCTATTGCTTGCCAATCCTTGCAAACCTTGCCCGTGCCTTTACGCCAATTATGGAACGCCAGCACATGCCCCGTTGAGTTATTGCCATATCTCGCATGGGCCTGGTCGGTTGATAGATGGGATGAAAACTGGTCAGAATCCGTTAAGCGCCAAGTCGTACGGGATTCGATGTTTATTCACCGACACAAGGGCACTATTGGCGCACTTAAGCGTGTTGTTGAGCCGTTAGGTTACATCATCAAAGTTACCGAATGGTGGCAAACCGACGATCCGCCGGGCACATTTCGCCTTGATGTGGGCGTGCAAGAAAACGGCATTACTCAAGAAATTTATGACGAATTAGAGCGTTTGATCGCTGATGCACGCCCTGTTAGTCGGCATCTCTTGGGGTTATCTATCAACCTTGATTCGCAAGGTGAGTTTTATCTTTCTGCCGCGACATTTAGCGGTGATGAGTTAACGATTTACCCCTATTTTGCAGAAGAAATTACCGTGTCTGGTGCGCCATTAACGGCGGTCGGAGTACACATTATTGATAAAGTTGAGGTCGCACATGAGCGCTAAATTTTTTGCCTTATTAACGGTAATTGGTGCCAATAAATTGGCAAAAGCCACCGCATTAGGCACTACCTTAAAAATTACCCAAATGGCTGTGGGTGACGGTGGCGGAACGTTGCCGACACCCGATACACAACAAACTAAACTCGTAGGCGAAAAACGCCGTGCGGGATTAAATACCTTATTTGTTGATCCAAAAAACGACAGCCAGATTATTGCTGAACAAGTGATCCCTGAAAATGAAGGCGGTTACTGGATACGTGAGATTGGTTTATTTGATGATGAAGGCAGTTTAATTGCGGTGGGTAATTGCCCTGAAACCTATAAGCCGCAATTGCAAGAGGGAAGCGGGCGCACACAGACTATCCGCATGATATTAACCGTTAGTCACACTGAATCTGTTGAGTTAAAGGTTGACCCCTCGGTGATGTTGGCGACCCGTGAATTTGTCAATGATGCCATTGAAAGTGCATCAAAACAGACATTAGCGGAAGTCGCTAAGCTTTATGCCACCAAAACCGAATTAAGCACGGGGTTAAATAAGGTACAAAAATCAGCGGATGACGCTAACACAAACGCCAATAGTCGCGTACCTAGTACCCGTAAAGTGAATAATAAACCATTGAGTACCGATATTACCTTAACGGCGGGTGATGTGGGCGCAGCAACACCGGCGCAAGTGAATGAAGCCAAGACCGCCGCATCCAATGCACAGGCCACAGCAAACAGTGGTGTGAGCAAAGCGGATGCCGCACAGAAAACCGCTAATGATGCAGTAAGCAAAGCTAACGCCGCGCAAACTGCCGCAAATAATGCCAATACTAACGCTAATGGTCGTGTACCTAGCACCCGTAAAATTAACAACAAACCATTAAGCGCTGATATTAGTTTAACTGCCGGTGATGTAGGTGCTGCAACACCGGCACAAGTGAATGAAGCCAAGACTGCCGCATCTAATGCACAGGCCACAGCAAACAGTGGAGTGAGCAAAGCGGATGCCGCACAGAAAACCGCAAATGATGCAGTAAACAAAGCCAACGCAGCACAAACTGCCGCAAATAATGCCAACACTAATGCTAATGGGCGAGTGCCTAACACGCGTAAAGTGAATGGCAAACCACTAAGTGCTGATATTAGTTTGACTGCGGGTGATGTAGGTGCTGCAACACCGGCACAAGTGAATGAGGCAAAGACTGCCGCAAACAATGCTAACACTAATGCTAATGGGAGAGTGCCTAACACGCGTAAAGTAAATGGTAAGCCACTAAGTGCTGATATTCGTTTAACGGCGGGTGATGTTGGGGCGGGGGCTAAAAATACTGCAAGTAAAGCTGAAAAAGGTTGGTGGAAATGTGGAGATACAGGAATTATATATCAGTGGGGACAAGCAAATTCAAACGGTGGTGATGTAACATATCCCATAAGATTCCCCAACAAGGTATTTATTGTTACAGCGACCGTAAAAAATCATGCGGGGAACTCAGATACTGTTTTTATCTTAAATGAGACTACAAGTGGTTTTAAGCCTGTTGGTAGATCTCCGACTGCTTCTAATTTAAATCTTACGTTTAATTGGTTTGCAATAGGGTATTAATATGTATTACTACCGCCTCTGTCTATTTCCCCAAAAAATGAATTTTTTCCCGATTCACTAAAACTAAAATAGTTTTACGTGGATGCAGGAGGATTTCCTGATGATGTGGTTGAGGTCGCTGATGAAATATGGCTTGAATTTGCAGGAAAATAAGCTCCGGAAGAAAAGAGGCACATTGTTGGGAAAAATGGGTTACTGTGCTGTGTCGATATTCCCCACTGACAAAAAACAGGTGGATATCCATGCAGAACAGCAAAAAATTTAGTCATTGTGCCAACCCTCAAACAATCCCGCTTTCGTGCAATTTAACCGCTAATTTTTCATGCTACACGGACACAGTTATAGGAGTCCGTGAGCATGGCACAAGATTATCATCACGGTGTGCGCGTTATTGAAATTAACGAAGGCACCCGCCCCATTCGCACTATCAGCACCGCTATTGTTGGCGTGGTTTGCACCGCTGATGATGCGGACGAAAAAACCTTTCCTTTAAACAAGCCCGTCTTATTGACCGATGTATCACAGTCTATCGGTAAAGCAGGGAAAACCGGCACCTTAGCCAGTACCTTAAAAGCCATTGCAGATCAGGCTAAACCCATCACTATTGTAGTACGTGTTGCACAAGGTGAAGAAGAGGCAGAAACCACCACTAATATTATCGGTGGTACTACCGAAGAAGGGCTAAAAACAGGGTTACAAGCACTGCTAGCCTCTCAATCTCAACACGGTATTAAGCCTCGCATTATTGGCGCGCCCGGTCACGACACGTTAGCCGTTGCCAATGAGGTTGCGGTGATTTGTCAAAAGCTCCGCGCCTTTGGTTATGTGTCTGCTTACGACTGTAAAAATATCAGCGAAGCAATCAAGTACCGTGACAATTTTGGTCAGCGTGAATTAATGGTGATTTTTCCTGATTTTACCTCATGGGATAGCACCACTAACAGCGAATCAACCGCTTACGCCACGGCGCGTGCGTTAGGTCTGCGTGCCAAGTTAGACAATGATATCGGTTGGCATAAAACCCTATCAAATATCGCCGTTAACGGTGTCACGGGCATTTCTAAAGATATCTATTGGGATTTACAAGACCCCGCGACTGATGCCGGTTTACTGAATGAAAAAGGGGTGACGACACTTATCCGCCGTGATGGTTTTCGTTTTTGGGGTTCGCGTACCTGTTCGGATGATCCGCTATTTGCCTTTGAATCTTATACCCGAACTGCGCAAGTCCTAGCTGACACCATGGCGGAAGGGCAGATGTGGGCAATTGATAAACCGTTAACGCCATCTTTAGCGCGGGATATCGTTGAAACCATCAATGCAAAATTACGTTCACTGGTCAGTCAGGGCTATTTGTTAGGCGGTGAATGTTGGTATGACCCGACATCAAATAGCAAAGAAGCACTTAAAGACGGCAAGCTCACACTGGATTATGACTACACACCCGTGCCACCAATGGAAAATCTGATGTTACATCAGCGTATTACCGATAAATACCTGATGGATTTCGGTAACAAAATCAAGGGGTAAATTATGGCGTTACCACGCAAGTTAAAGAATTTTAATTTATTTATGAATGGCGCCAATTATGTGGGCGTTGCTGAAGAACTCACATTACCCAAAATTACCCGCAAGTTAGAAGCCTATCGCGGGGGCGGTATGAATGGTTCGGTGCAAATTGATATGGGCCTTGATGACGGCGCGCTTGATAGTGAGTTTACTCTTGGTGGCGCTGATATTGACGTTTATCGCCAGTGGGGTGCATCTACTATTGATGCGGTTCAATTGCGTTTATGTGGCGCTTATCAGCGTGATGATACGGGGGAAACATTAGCCGTTGAAGTGGTTCTGCGTGGTCGTTATAGCGAAATTGATCCGGGCAACTGGAAATCGGGCGACAACACACAAACCAAAGTTACCGTAAAACCCACTTACTACAAGTTAGTGATGGACGGTCAAGAAATCATTGAGATTGATATCGTCAATATGGTGGAAAAAGTGGACGGTAAAGACCTGTTACAAGCACAGCGTGACGCGCTGGGGCTTTAATTAAATGCGGAAAGAGAACATGAAAGAGCCAATCGAAGAACAAAACAAAGAGCCAGTTGAGTGGGTTGTTGTTAATGGCGACCAAGCCACGGTGACCTTAGAACAACCGATTATGCGCGGTGAAACCAAAATCGACAAAGTGACGGTGCTTAAACCCAATTCAGGGGCATTACGCGGTGTGCGTTTACAGCCGTTAATGGATATGGATGTTGATAGCATGATGCAAGTCTTACCGCGCATCACTATGCCAACACTGACAAAGCAAGATGTGCTGTCTTTAGCCGCGGGCGACTTGGTAAACCTGAGCGTGCAGGTGGTTAATTTTTTATTACCGAAGTCGGTTATGCCCGATTCCCTAGCGAATTAACTACCGATGAACTGGCGGCAGATATTGCCGTCATTTTTCATTGGTCACCGGCAGATACCGGCAAAATGAACCTTTCAGAATTATTGTCATGGCGCTATCAAGCGGCGAAACGTTGCGGACAACAGGATGAGTAATAACTTAAAATTACAAGTTGTACTGAGTGCGGTTGATAAATTAACCGCACCGTTTCGCAGTGCGCAAGAAAGTAATAAACGATTGGCGTCCGCTGTGCGTCAATCGCGTGACTCGCTAAAAAACCTCAATCAGCAAGCCTCACAAATTGACGGCTTTCGTAAGATTAAACAGCAGTTAACCTCTACACAGCAGGCGTATCAATCCGCCACACAACGTGTTGCTACTCTCGCCAAAGAAATTGCCAACAGTGAAAATCCGACAAAAAAACAGTTAGAGGCGTTTAAAAAAGCGCAACGGGAAGCGGGGCAACTCAAAACCAAATATGAGCAATTACAGCAGTCGGCACAGCGACAGCGCTCAGCATTACAAGCTAATGGCATTTCAACAAACCAACTCGGTCAAGCGCAACGGCGACTGAATAGTGATATTGAACGCACTACGCAACAACTCCGCCGGCAAGAAAATCAGTTAAGGCGCAGTGCTGAACAAGAGCGGCGCATGGCAGCGGCTAAATCGCAGTATCAAAAGACGCTCGATGTACGAAATAAAATGGCGGGCACTGGTGCCGCCATGACGGCAACCGGTGCCGGTATGTTGTATTCCGCCAAACAAACCTTAATGCCGGGGTACGAGTTTAATGTCGGGATGTCAAAGGTGCAGGCATTAACGCGCTTAGATAAAAACTCCGATGAATTTAAGATGTTGCGTGAACAAGCGCGAGAGCTAGGTGCAACCACGGCATTTACCGCCAACCAAGTGGCGCAAGGTCAGGCATTCTATGCAATGGCGGGCTTTAAGCCTGAGCAAATTAAAAATGCTATGCCGGGCACGCTGGCAATGTCATTGGCAGGTGATATTGATTTAGGTACTACGGCGGATATTGGTTCCAATATTTTAACCGGCTTTAAGCTCGACTCGGATCAAATGGGGCGAGTGAGTGATGTACTAGTCGGTGCCTTCACTCGTTCAAATACCAGTTTAACCATGCTTGGGGACACGATGAAATACGTTGCACCGGTGGCGTCAGGGTTAGGGGTTGATTTAGAAACCGCGGCAGCCACAACGGGTAAATTGGGTGATGCGGGTATTCAAGGTTCAATGGCGGGTACTTCATTACGCGCTATCTTAGGGCGTCTTGCTGAACCACCGAAAATGGCCGCCAAAGCATTAGAAGAACTCGGTATTAAAACCCGTGATGCTAAAGGGAACTTACGCGACTTTCCAGAGTTATTAGCTGAGTTGGATAAGAAAACCGCTAAGATGGGTAATGCGCAACGGGCGGGGTTCTTTAAACATATTGCCGGTGAAGAAGCTTTTTCGGCGTTATCGGTACTGGCCGAACAAGCGGGTAAAGGGGAGTTGCAAACTCTTGTTGCTGACTTAAAACAAGCTAAAGGTGAAGCACAAAAAGTCGCGGGCACCATGACGGATAACTTAAGCGGGGATATGAAAAACCTGCAATCCGCATGGGAAGATTTAGGTATTCAAATTTTTGACGGTATTGATAGCCCGCTACGGCAGATATCACAAAGCATTACCCGTGTGATTTCTAAAGTCGGTGTGTGGATGAAAGAAAACCCTGAATTGGCTAAAACACTGACGATGATCGGTTTAGCCATTGCAGGCATTATTACCACACTGGGCATTCTCTCGTTATCCATTGCGGCAATGTTAGGGCCATTAGCCGCCGCGAAATTAAGCTTGTCAATTTTAGGCATTAAAGGCGGTAGTGCGCTAACACTGTTATTAAAACCGATAAAATTATTAGGTAGTGCATTTTTAGGGTTGGGTAAAGCCATGTTAGCTAACCCTATTTTATTGGTTATTGCCGCTATTGCGGCTGCTGTTTATCTGATTTATAAAAACTGGGACACCATTGGCCCCTACGTTTACAAGGTATGGGATACCGTTAAAAGATATACTGCTATCGCATGGCAAGCGCTAAAAGATACTATTAAGAGTGCATGGGAGGCCATTAAGTATATATTCTTTAATTGGACACCGCTTGGGCTCATTATTAAACATTGCGATTCGATAGTCAGCTACACCCAAACAACATGGACGATGATAAAAACTAAAATTTCAGATGTTTGGGAAGGAATTAAAACAACACTTAAAAACGGTTGGAATAATATTGTTAAGTCTGTACAAGAAACGTGGGAAACAATTAAAACCACGATATCAACAAAATGGAATGAAATTGTCGAAGACACCAAAGCATTACCGGCTAAATTTTTGCAGTTTGGTAGTGACCTGATTGATGCCATTATTCAGGGGATCAAAAACAAATGGACGGACTTTAAAAATAGCATTGGGGAATTGGCAACCGCAGCTAAAGAAGCACTCACCCCTGAGTTTATGAAAAGTAATGATCCGAAAGTGCAGTCTGCGTTAGATTCTTACAACAGCAACTTTGCCGGTATGTATGATTCCGGCGGTTATATCCCGCGTGGTAAATTTGGTATTGCGGGAGAAAATGGCCCGGAAATTGTCGAAGGCCCTGCGAATATCACCAGTCGTAAACACACGGCGATGTTAGCGGCTGCCGCATTATCGTTAGGCAGCGCCTTTTCGTTACAGGCACAAAATGCCCCGTTGCACCCACACAGTTTGCCGGTTGAAAACTATCGTCCTGCTCCGGCTAATGTGAATATTCAACAACAGCGTTATCAAGGCGCGCCGGCACATTATGAAATTAATATTCATCCTCAACCAAACCAATCCGCGCAAGATATTGCCCAGCTTGTTATCGCGGAAATTGAGCGCCGTGAGCGTGAAAAACAAGCACGATTAAATAGCCGTTATCAAGACAGTGAGGTGTGGTAATGATGGCAGCACTTGGGGTATTTGTGTTTGAGTTACGCACCGTACCTTATCAATCCCTACAAAAACAACAAACATGGCGACATGGTTTTACTCAACGTGTCGCACGCCGACCGGCACAACAATTTATTGGCCCTGATACCGATGTGATTACCTTATCGGGGGCGCTTTATCCCTCATTAACGGGTGGTAAAGTTTCATTGTTAGCGTTGGAGTTAATGGCAGATAGCGGTAAAGCATGGTCATTTATTGATGGTACGGGCACCATTCATGGCATGTTTGTGATCACCGATTTACAACGCACCCATACCGAATTTTTCCAAGATGGTGCTGCCAGAAAAATTGATTTCTCGCTGACATTAAAACGGGTGGATGACTCCATTAGTCAGATATTGGGAGATTTAAGCGACCAATTAGGCATGATGGCCAATGGTGCCGGTGAAGCGATGAAAGGAGTTTTATCATAATGTTGCCAGAAATGATCACCGGTAAAAGTAGCATACCGGCCTTTGTGTTAATTGCTGGTGATGAAGATATCAGTGCCAAAATTCAAGGGCGATTAATTTCGCTTTCATTAACGGACAATCGGGGCTTTGAAGCTGACCGGCTTGATATTGAGTTAGATGATTCTGATGGCGCATTAATGATGCCAAAACGCGGTGAGGTATTAACTTTACATCTCGGTTGGCAGGGGGAAAGACTTATTCATAAAGGCTCGTTTACGGTTGATGAGATAGAGCATTCAGGTGTACCCGATAAAATGACATTGCGCGCCCGTAGTGCGGATTTTAGGGCAACGCTGAATGTGCGCCGTGAAATGTCGTATCATCAAAAAACATTAGGCGATATCGTCAGAACGATTGCAGGGCGCAATAATGTCACGGCGGTGGTTGATCCTGGTCTTGATACGGTGAAAATTGAACATATCGACCAGACTAATGAGTCAGACGGCAGTTTTTTAACCCGCCTAGGGCAATTAAACGGTGCCACCGCTTGTGTTAAAAACGGCAATTTGCTGTTTATGGTACAAGGGGGCAATACTACCGCCAGTGGTCAAGCATTACCGCTAGTACAAATCACCCGAAGTGCGGGAGATGGACACCGTTTTTCATTAGTCGATAGAGGTGCTTATACTGGCGTGACTGCCAATTATTTAAATACCCGTAAGCCACAAGAAAAAACACAGTCACAAATTCGCCGTAGAAAACCGACTACCGATAAACCGAAAAAAGAAGAAGAGAAACAAGGGGAGTACCTTGTCGGTGAAGAAGGTAATGTGATGGTGTTATCTCACACTTACGCGAGTAAAACCAATGCCGAACGCGCTGCTAAAGCCGCATGGGAAAAAATACAGCGGGGCGTTGCTTCATTTAGTATTACCCTTGCAAAAGGGCGTGCGGATCTCTTTCCTGAATTGCCGGTACAAGTGAGCGGTTTTAAACCTGAGATTGATGAGGCCTATTGGACGTTGGTCACGGTGAGTCATTCATTGAACAATAGCGGATTTACTACCTCGTTAGAATTAGAAGTTAAAAGCAGTGAGATAGATATGGATAAGGAATAGTGCCTGTGTATAATTACAGGTAATTTCCACATCATAAAGAGGTAACCCGTTTATGATGATTTGTCCTGTTTGTGGTCATGCCGCCCATACCCGTAGTAGTCAACAAATATCTTCCGATACCAAAGAACGTTATAACCAGTGCCAGAATATCAATTGTGGCGCGACGTTCGTCAGCCATGAAACCGTAACGCGGTTTATTTCAAAGCCTCACTTGATTGAACGAGTAGAGCCACATGTTGATAAGTGTTGCCAACAGGCATTAGCGATTTGAGGAAATGGCCCGGAGTATTCCGGGCGTTGTTTATATCTGAAATGTTCTATTTTTTCTTTGTATCACTTTCATCAGTACATCGAAAGAATTGCAGAAATTATTTAGTAAAAGATAACACAATATTTGTTAGAAAATCTTATATTCAATGGGAAAGTTATTACGATTATGTCATGATCAGTAGTTGTGAGGTATTTTGAGATTAGTTTTAGTTAGTAATTATATAATTATGTAGATGCATGTAAGAATGCATCTACAGTTTCTTTAGCTAAAACAGAATTATATAAATAATTTCGTTTTGTAGAGTAGAAGTGGTTTTGCTCATTTTCCAAAGAATGAGACTTAAATGCTTTTTTTGATTTTCGATCAAAGCCTTTTAGCGGATCAAATTTAATAGAAATAAAGCGGTTTCTACTTATACCATTGACGCATAACAAATCAAAAATAACATCACCACAAAAATTAAGCAAAACCAATTCCTGAGCTATGGTTGTAAGCTCATGAAGAGGGTTCTCGTAGCTTGTACTACAAACCACTAACATGTTGGCATTTTGCTTAATTTCAAATGTCATAATCTATCACAGTTCTCATATAAACTATCAATAAGTTTAATAATTTCATGGCTTAACTTCATAACTTCGTTGAGAGTATCAGTAGTTCTTGCTTCTGCACCTATCTCTCCCATATGAAACAAGCCATGTCTGTTTTTACGGTAAAAATGATAAGCTTCTTCAAGGCAGTTAATTTTTTGTTCAGTAGAGAAATTATCATGGTAGCAACTTTTAAGTTTGCTAGTAGCACCACTACAGTTAAAATAGTCTCCAATATCTAAACGTTCTTCACTACTAGACGTGTAAAGGTCATGAAGCATCATTAACTCCCTAATTACCCCTTCTAAAACTCTTAAGTCAGCATAGACTAAAATTGAGTATTCGGGTAACTCCGGGGATGCTAGTTTCACACAGTAAGAGGAAACTAGCAAATTTTTATAGGTATCATCTAAGCGTGAATATGAGTTAGGTAGCAACATTTCTATATGTTGGCTTGCAACTTCCTCATGAATAATAACCCTACTTTCATTATCATTTTTTTCTACAACACTTAATAATGATGCTTGATCCAATAAAATAGAGATACAATAACTAATTGTGCGATAAGTAAAAAGAGCTCTTCCTTGAATGGTTATTTTATTTGTTGTAGTAAAATGATTTAAAGTAAGACTTTCTTTATATATAGGACATGTTATTTTATATTGTATTGTATATTGATTTGGTTTATGGATGGTTATATCGAATGCGTCATTTCCTTCTATTTTTTCTTTTTTTAGATCCTCAATAATCATATCTACATTTTCTTGTGTCATGCCTTTTAATGTTAAATTAACAGTATTGGAATCACTAAGATCACACTTAGATATTAAAAAATCATGGAATATTTTCCCAAGCTCTTGATTTTTACCTGTTTTATATTGTATTGTTGTCAATCCGTTAGTTTTATAAAATAGAACG